ATGTTCGATGCCCCCGGCCATGGGAAGCTTGTTGGCTTCTCCTTCTGCGCGTAGGCTTCCCGGGAGGCGATGATCTTTTCGATCATGGCCTTCCGATATGGGGAATCCTTGAAGTCGTTGTAGAGCTTGAGGCAGTGCTCCACGAGCTTCCTGTACTTCCCGTTCTCGGGCGCCTGTTTCGGTTTCAGAGGCTCCGCCGCCTGCTGCCGCAAATCGGTTTCCTGAAAGATCACTTCTTCCACAGGTCCACCTTTTCCAGAAATTCAGGGAATGTGCAGGTGTCTCTTATCCACCGCTTCTCGGCCTTGGTTCCGGGGACCGTCGTGAACTTCTGCCCGGTCAGGGCTTCAAAGCGCCACTTGCCGCCTTCCAGGATCGCCAGGACTTGCTTTGTGCGGTACTTATGCCAGGCATCCGTAATGTCTTGTGTCGAATAGAAATCCATCACTTCTTTCCTTTCTGCCCCTGCTCGAAAAGACCGTAGGCTTTACCGAGGGCCTGCTTGAGGCTCTTTCCGGGATCTTCGCCCTTGATGGTCTGGACGGCCCTCTGGATGAAGGAACTGCGCTTTTCTCCTGGTTTTGGCTTTGGCATGGCTATTCTCCTTCGTAACACTTCACGGTTTCTTCCAGTTCCAAAGCGTACTCGACAACGGTCAGGTAGTCATCGAGCAACACCGGCATCGACCTTGGATCAACCAGGGTTGGCCGGAGTGGGGCCGGGCAGTACTTCGGGGGCTGTTCGATCACGACCGGAGCCTGGAACGCTAATTTTCCGCTGCACCCGATGGTTGAACATAGCAGTAATATCAGAAGCAACTTTTTCATATTCCACCTTTATCTCTTCACATGCTCCGGGTTGGTTCTGCAGTTCGATGATTCTCCGCCTCAAGACGTTGGCCTCGTCCTTGATCGCCTGCATGTCCTTGATGGATTTCTTGGCCGCGTCGAGGTTGGACTTGAGCGTTGCGAACATGTTTTGCAGGTTGGCGAGCTGCGCCCCGAGGTCTGCGTTGGTCTGCACCAGGACGGCCTTCTCGCCCTCAAGCGTGGCGATTGTGATCTTCTTCGCCTGGATAGTGCTCCACATGAAGAAGAGCAATGCGGCGAGTCCAACCGCCGCCCAGAGCCGCCAGTTAAGTAGTAGGCTTGCCATCGGTTCCCCCTTTGGCTGCATTGACGAGCGCCTCCGTCTTGTCCGCGCTTCCGCGTGTGCTCCCGAAGAAGTACATCATCACCATGCCGAGGGCCGACGACAGGCCGCCGAGAAGCATGAACACGCTACCCGTCGAGTCCTGCATGGGCGTCGGGCTGAAACTCAGATAGAGCAGGGCGATTGTCACCGAGAAGTAAGCAACGACAACGGTGTATGCCAAAACGTATTGATGGAGAAATTTCGTCGCCATGTCCCTACCCCTTCAGTTTAGCGATTGCCTCCTGCACCTTGGCCTCGATGCCATAGAACTTAATGTGTGTTGTATCCGGCCAGGTGAAAAACTTGGTTCCCGATATGGCGATTTCGTCAAGGTCGTCCTGGTCGTTCAGCAGTTTGATCTCCTGTGCGTCCCAAGCTACCCCGTCAATCCTGAACTCCGTGAGCAGGATCGGCCGACCATCCGTAAGGTAAGTGGCGAGATTCACGCTCACCGAATCGTTGTCTGCGGCTACGACATCCGTTGCCAGCACGTCGTGCTCGAAGGCTTTCTCAAGGATCTGCGTTTCCTCGCAGAACTTGACGAGGGTCCGAAGGACGGCCTCGTCGACCAAGACGTTAGGGCATCCCATGACGTCAGGGGCTACACGCCTGGAGATCTCGGTAAGGTTGGTTGCCACTGCTCTACTCCTTCACTTCGTCCTTGAGGATGATCGGGTTTTCTTTCGTCCCGATCACAAGTCGCTTTTCTTCGGGTTTCTCATCCGCTTCTTTGGCACCCCGGCTGATATAGCCGACGACTCCAGCGGCGACCGTCAGGACGATGTCCTTTCCGGCATCTCCCAGAAAATACATAGCACCGCAGGCGATTCCTCCAAGTACAATCATTGCCATTCCTTCGTTGAAATCGAATTTAATCATGTCATTGCTCCTGTGCCATCCGGCGATTCTTTCTTTCCTTGATAACTTGAGTAGCCGAACACGACTACCGCTCTATACATGACCTCTACCGCGCTTTTGGGAACCCACGGATCGTCGTGTAGGGACTCATAGAAAATTTCGTCGATGAGCCTCTTCGATGCCTCGACCTCCACGCCATTGATAATGAGTTTTCCCGTCCTATACCCCCTGTCATGCCCGAAGCCCGCCTTACGTCCGTACTTTTTAAGCAGAGCATAGGCAAGAGGCAATGCCGAGGGCACGGAGCATCCATCGGAGCGAGATCCTTTCGGGGTCGTGACGATGTCGCCGTTGGGCCTCTGGTAGTGGATGTCTTCCAGCAAGGCCCAGTCCTCCGGTCCTACTTCCTCAGCCTTCATGTTTCCCGACAGGTACGGCATTAACGCCACCCCCACTTCCACTTGCCCCTCACGAGGAGCCAGAGACGTTTGATTTGGTCGGTAAGTTTCTTCATCACTTCACCTTGAAGCCTTTGATGGTTTCTTTTTCTTCTTCGACCCACTTCTTGCTTCGCTCGATGACAGGCTCGATATCGACCGGAGTGCTATCGATGACTTTCCCGTCTCTCAGGGTGATTTTGTATATTCTATCGGGAACTGTGCCAGACTGGACGAGTCCATAGATATTCTGCTCCTTCGCCATCTGGTCAAGAAGTAAGTCGAGCGAGTCCATGTATTTTATCTGGGCAGCGCATGAAGCTTTACTATAATGCGGCATCTCATATATTGTTTCCGTGACCGGAGTATAGATGCCGCTGTTTGACGGGCACGAGCAATTCATCCAGATCAAGAGATAGACAATATACTTCACGGCATCACCTCCCCGTATTTTTCACTTCGGCACTTCTGGAAGATTCGTTGCAGGCGGCAGACTCATGAAGAGAGCGTGAACGTCTGCCGCATATTTCAGGATTTCATCGTCTTTCATTCCCGCCATTCGGAGTTGTGTAAAACCGACAATGACGAAAGCCTTTGCCACTTCGACCAGAATTGCAGCGGTTTCGGGGTTCATTAGAATCCACCTCCTATTCGATTAAGTAATGCGATAATGGCTTGCTCCTGAGCTACCGATGGAGTGCCTCCCTGCATGACGATTTCCCCATAGACAATAATGAGGGGCTGCGCCTCGACGAGAATTTCCCTCTTCTGTCTCAGTACATCCTTCTGGGCTTCCGTGAGATTCGGCTTGGCCACCTGGACCATGTAGTCATTGCTCTGACTCAGATAGAACGCCTCGAACCTCGTGAGCATTTCCTGTTGGGGCTTGAGTGCCGTTGAATTGAGAGCGCACCCGATGCAAATGAGCATCAGGATTGCTACGATTGCCGCTGTGTTCTTTCGATTCATGACTTCCTCCTATGCTTCGTAAAAGGTATGCCTGCCAATGACCCTGTGAACCTTTAACCGCTTTGCCCACTCCGGATGGACGTCTATCGTGTGATATTCCAGCGATGGAACGTTTCGCTTGATCGTTCCATCTAGCATATTCCGGGCGATTTCGTACGCTACGAAAAGAGTCGGCTTCTCATGGTATGCCCCTTCGAAGTTCCTTGCGATCTCTACACACGTTTCATACTGCGGGTCCGTGTAGCTCTGCGGGGGGCACGAGTTGAGCCACGAGAACTGCCAGGGCTTCATGATGACTTCGTGGACCGTCTCGCCATCCCACTTTCGATGATCGACGCGGTTCAGGATAACCGACCCCACGGCAATACAGCCCTCCATCCCCTCGCCTCTTGCCTCGGCCCAGATACACAGAGCCATGATCTGCGCTTCGGAAAGATCGAGGAATAGCTGTTTGTGCTCGCCGCGCATCTGTTACCTCCCTTGCCTCTCCCGCCTCTTCTGTTCGTTCCGAATCTCCTTTGTCATCTCCTTGATCTCGGAGATGTCATTGCTCATGTACTTTAGGCACGTTTCGGTGCTGGTAATCCGCACCTCGTGAGAGTTAAGCCTATCTATCACGGCCCTGTCCAGTTCTGTAGATGACTGGTAGCGAACGGTAAAGTAGGCAACCAATATGAGGGCTAGCAGTCCAGCAGTCCAGCCGAGAACATTGCGCGCAGTGTCGTTTCTGCTTTCATTCTCCATCATCGTCTCCTTGATACATTTGAGTATGAGCTATCAGAAACTGTCGAGTAATCCAGATTGTTCCTTCAATCCACATGAGACCGAGAATGAAGGCGGGTAAAGGTATTCCAAACATGGAGTAGTCTTCTATATCGTTGAAGGTCATTTTTTACTCACTCCCATAGACGTGATGCCGTGGATGCTGCCCTGTTCGTAGTATTCATAGGCTCCGATGTCCCATGCTGCACCTTGGGGCCTTGATGTTCCGATAATATCCGTGTTATAGGGTGCCCCGAGAGTAGCACCGTTGTTGACGCATAAAACCCCTGCACCTGTTGGAGTCGGGGTCGGAAATGCATTGATTCCAGCCGTTCCACTCTGCCCGTGAGTTTCCTGCATGGCGTAGGCAGCCTGAAAAGTGGTTAGGGTGTCGTAATAAGTTCCGTCTGCGTAAATAAATTTGCTGCCGATGTCGTAGAGGTTATAATCAAACTCTCCCGCTGAAAAATCATCCATGTCGGAAACATTGAGAGAGATGTGTTCTCCGGTGGTGACGAAGATATTGTTTTTGAAGTGGTAAGTTCCGTTCTTCCCGTCCTCGAAATCTATAGACAGCCCCCCCGCGTGACCTATTGTATTTCCGTAAAAGTAAAGCCCGTTCACGCCGTTTGTCATGGAAAAGTTCCTTGACCCGAACGTACTCATATCCACGCCGTTGACGGTTCCGCTGCTGGCATTGAAAATTACGTTTTCGGTGATATATATTTCCTGTTCGTTGGCTTCCTCTCCCCCGGTCACATTTTCGGAGAAGATGTTCTGCGTGTGATTGTATATTTTATTCTTGGAAATCTTAGCGAAGGACACCCCATAGAAACCGTCTACGGGAATAATCGCCCGTATGAACGCTATTCCGTCAGGGTGATTATCGGCAAAATTAGAATCCATGTTGTTATAAATCTGGTTGCCGCTGATCGTGAAATACTGCCCGTGGATATTGACTCCGTCCACAAAGTTGTCGTAAATGAAGCTGTTTCTGATGATGGTCCCGTTTGCATAAGTGGCGTCGGTAGAATCACCGGAAACTATAGTGACGCCCTTAATCCCAGCATGAATTATGCAGTTGTCGATCAGGATTTTCGTGCTCTTCCGGAAGTAGACGCCCGAAGCAGACCCCGAGTCTCCCCCTGCGTATATTTCGCAGTTTCTTACCGTCACCCCCGTAACTTGATAACCTTTTATGCCATGATAAGCTTCGGTCCATCCGGTTATTTTTAGCCCGTCAATCGTTGTGTTGTTGTCGACGGAAAATCTACCCTGAACAATAGGAGCGTCCCCGGTATTGTTGATGAACGTCAGGCCGGTTTTTCCTCCCGTGTCTACATTTTCTGCATAAGTCCCTGCGTGAATGATGATGTTGTCACTATTCGACGCTGCGGTAACGGCCTCTCCAATAGTGGAGTAGGTCTGCCCGGAGCCGACGTGACGATCTGCCGCAAGGGCATTTCCTGCCAAGACAAGGATCGCAATGACGATTAGTAGTTTCTTCATTTAATCGTCACATAAAGTGATAGCGGTGCCCATGCTATGCTGTTAGTCACTGAGCTGAGATTGGCGGGGGGAGTGTCGTATGCTCCTGACGTGGCTTTATACCAAAGCGTACCCGTGGAGTTTCTCACCGCTGACCACGCTTCCGTGGTAGAAACAAACAGACACACCCAATAGCTAGATGATGCGATGACACTCCCGCCGTCCATCACTCCCGATTTCCACCCAACACCACCCGATTCAGCAATCCCTCCAGAGCATCCGATCTTTAGATCGCCGGAACCGGGATTACCCCCGTCTGAGGAGTATACACATACCTTCACACTCGCGTTGCCACTTGCGGCGCTGCCGTAGACATACGCAGTGTCCAAATCTCCAGAGCAATCGGCAGCCGAAAGGAAACACATCGCAATATCTGCTGCACAGGACTGCGACGTTAACTCCGTAGCTCTATTGCCTACCTCGTTGGTAGCCGGGTTGCATCCAGCCGCCGCCGGCCCTCCCCCGCTTCCTCCAAGAATAGCGGGGCTCATGGCGATGGACTTGCTAAAGTCGATAGGCTCAACGGCAAAGCATAGCGAGGGAATCAGCAAGAACAGCAGAATGAATTTCTTCATGGCGTGCTCCTAGTTCGTCGTCCAGGTGCCCTTACCGGTGATACAGACCCATCCGAAGGAAGGCGTATAGATCGCTGCATCGGTATAGGCTACGGTTGTGTTAGCTGCGTTAAGGGCCGTCGTCCCGAAAACAAATCCTCCCGCTTCCGTGCTCATGGCCGTAACGGTGCCGAGTCGCGTATGGGCAGCCTCTACTGCGGGGATGCCTTCAATGGCAAGGGCGGCAGAGTTATAACCCGTCGCGTTGGCGGTAGCTTCTATGGCGTCAATCGTTCCGTTCGCACCGATGTCGAAGGCCACAGCACCGTATTTGTTCTGGGGAATCGTATCGTTACCCGGCGCGGTCTCGGCAACCGCTTTCGAGTATCCGGTCCCAGCGATATCGAACTCCACCGCTACCGTATTCTTGACGCTTGTGTTAGCAGTTGTTCCGATCCCAAGATCGGCTTCATTCTTAAGGCCCGTACCCGACATCTGTTCCGTGTAGCAAGTCAGCGTATCTCCCATCGTCGGGGTGTCTACGCTCACATAAGTCTTTCCACACGTCCCGTCCAGGCACATATAGTCTTGAGGGGAGTTGTCGGCAGTGAATCTCCAGTAGTTCATCGCGGCAAGCGTCGTGCCGACAAAGGCGATGAAGTTGTAGCCCGCTGCGGCCTGAGGTAGGGTATGGTTTACGTCCGCAAGCGACTGCCCGGTATTGCGAATCACCGTTCCCGACACCTGCGCTGCGGTCAAAGTTAATGCCGTCTTTCCATCCACGCGGGGAAGGGTGGCAAGAGGGGCAGTTAAGGTCTTGTTGGTCAGGGTGTCTGTGGAGGAAACCGTGACGACGTTTACGGTCTCGATGCTCACCACTCCAGGACTCACTCTTGCAAGCGTCGTATCCGAGGCGTGGCCGAGTTCGATGACCCCTACCGTTTCCAGCTTCTTGTTTATCTTGAATTTTACGTTCTTCCCATCGATTGTCGCATACGAGGTAGATGTTCCTGCCTCATGAGCGTAAAGGTCAAGCGTGCCGTTCTCTGCCCCATCGGCCCCATCCACATAACCGCCGACGATCTTTGCAATCTCCTTGTCCGCACCGGGGGCCTGAGTGTCAAGGAAGGAGTCGGTCGGAGAGTCGGAAGACGCCGTGGTGATCCCGCCCGCGCCAGTGGTCAGGCCCGTGACGGTCAGCATGCCGGAAGATGCGTTGTAGGTGATCCCGGCGTCTGTCTTGGGTCCTCTATCTCCCGTAGCGTCTTCAAACAAGGAGACAAAGGTAGTGGTGTCGGCCGTGTCGGCTACGGTGATGGTGGTGGGAACGCCACCCGTGTTCGCGTCTTCCTTGCAGTAAAATGCGTCTGCCGTCGAGTCGTAGGCGACCACATAATCGTCCGTGCATCCCTCAGCAACCGCCGCCGTCAGATCAACAACCTGCCTGATTCCTGTACCGTCGTACCAGCGGATAGCTCCGCGGAGGTGGTTTGTAACCGTTGAGTCATGGACAATAGAGCCAGCCGTAGAAGCGGGGTCTGCATTGGCCGAGGGGATAATGACGCTCCCCGTGAACGTGGGAGATGCGAGTTTGGCGTACTGATTCGCCGTCTCTGCTGCCATCGTTCCGAGGGTAAGAGAACCGGCAGGCAGGACCAGGGTAGAAGCCCCTGCGTTGCCTGTGAGCGTCACAGCCCCTGTCTGAACGGTAAGGGAAGTGTCTACGTTTAGGGTAGCGGCTGCGGCAATGTCCAATACTGCCGTACCGTTTGAAATGGCGAGGTTGTTGGTATTCGCCCCGAAGGTAATCGTTGCATCCCCGGTCAGGCCGTCAGCGTCAAGGGTGAGGTAGTGCGACCCGTCGTAGATGCGGGGGTTGGCCGTGAATGACAGTTGCTTGTCAATCGTGAAAACCGCGTCCGTGGCACTGGAAATCGTCCAGAGGTTCGCGCTTGCGGTCAGGCTCATTCCCTCGCCAGCCGCCGTAAACGTGAGCACGCCAGCAGCGGGAATGATTGAAACGGATTGGTCGGCCTGAAAATAAACGCCTTTCCCGTCGTGCAGGTAGATATGCCCCCACTCGGCAGAAGTCGTGCCGATGGTCTGGCCCCCTGCGCTGTCGGGTTTAGGTGCCCCGGTCCAGGCAACCGAACCATCTTCGGCCATGCCGGTAACAGCTCCACCCGTACCTCCCCCGCTCGGCGGAGGCGCCCAGCCGTTGCTTGCGTAGCCGAGGAGCATGGCCGTTGTCAGGATTGCGATGAGTTTGTTTTTCATGGCCCTACCCCCTAGAAAATTCCCAAAACGTTGGCGAATCCGTTGGACCCGTTCGCTGCGTTGATCAGGTAGCACTTCGCCATGTTGTCGGCGTCGGTCAGGATCATCGTGGAACCGTTCGGAATCGTGATGCCGATCAGCGAGGTCTGGGCCGGGATGGTCCCGTCGCAGCCGACCTTTAGCGACTGCGTCTCGCCCTGTATCCAGAGCTGCCGGGCCGTCTTGCCGTAGAAGTTCGGGTTGATGTAGTCTTTCTGGCCGAGCGTGATGATCGTGCCGTCTACGGTCGCATCATCGGCCACGGCCTCGACGGTGAGCTTTTCGTTGTTCTGGAAGGCGATCCCGGTCCAGCTCTTCAGGTATAGGAAGCCGACTGCGTCGCCGCCGGCCCAGGTCCCGCTTGTCAGGTCAGGAACGTAGGTCACGACGGCCTGTGCCCCGGAGGTCGCCCCGAGGATACGCATCCCGGCCGTGATCGCCGTCGTCCCGCCCGAGTCGAAACCGATCTTGTACTCGGCGTACTTGTAGGCCCCGGCGGGCATCAGCAATGCCGTATCACCAGGCGCAAGCCTCATGGTTGTCAGGTTCAATCCGTCGTACAAAAGGCTGATATTCGGCATGGCTAAACCTCCGTGCTATTTGAATCTCGGTGTGAGTTGGACGACTTTGTTGTCAGGCTTGATGATACGGGGCTCGTTCTGCTGCTTGGCGATGAGCGTCTTTGTCAGTTCGTAGGCGTTTGAGTTGGCCTGCATGTTCCCGCAGGCGGGACAGATATACGTCACGATGGAAGGGATGGCCGTGGGGAGAATGAGGTATCCCCCGTACTGCTCCATGGCCTCCTCGCGTTTGAGGCCGCATCCCTTGCAGGATGTGGGCGCCTCGATCTCCTGGCTGATCTTTGCTGATCCGTTCATCCGATCCTTACCTCGAGGCTCCCATCCGGCTCCGTGCTTCGGTTTCTGTCCATCCACCCGCCGAGCGAGATGTCGGGCGGCCGGATCTTCGAAGGCGGGAGTTTCTTGTCTAAACCGGGGTCGTACTCTCCGATCTGGGCTCCTACCCTTCCCCGGAAGTCTTTTTGCTCCTGTGGGCTCATTCTGCGAGCCAGTAGGGTCATCATTTCGGAGGCCATGGCCGCCGTGATCACCCTTTCGTCGTGGCAGCCGCTCTCGGCCTGGTACTTCATGTTTATTTCCACGAAGGTCCGCATTTCGCTGACCGTCTCCTTGCAGCGGATCTGCAGGGCTCCCGCTCCCCCCAGCTCGTGCAGGGCATCCAGCATCTTCGGGCGGGATTTCTTTGTCGTGATCCAGCCGGGCTCGCCGGGCTTCATCTCGAACTGCGGGTAGGCCCGCTTGGTCAGGTCATCGACCACCGTGTATCCATGGTTGTTGAGTTCGACGCAGGCAGGCGCACGGTGATACAGGTTGCCGATCAACTCCGTCACTTCCCCGATCATCCCGTAGTGAATATGCCCGTGCCATTGTGCCGCCTGGGTCCCGGTCCTGTGGTTCCAGACATCAATGCAGGTCGGGTCGGGCTCCCGGTTGGCCTCTTCCTGGGACTTCTTCACCCCGCCGCCGGCGTCCACCGTGAGGACGTAGGACATCTTCGGGTCTGGCTTTTCCCAGAGCTTGAAATGCCCGTAGGGGTTGGGCCTGATCTTCGTCTTGCCCTGCCGGTCCACCGGGTCGCCTACGAGGATAGGATCGATGCAGGCGGCCTCAAGCAGGTCACACAGGGCCTTGCCGTAGAGGTTGGCGCCCTGGGTGAGGAACGACTCCTCGACCGTGGCCGGGAATTCCTGTTGGAAGTTCTCCACCCGATCCTTGAACGTGTTGGAAATCATCCACTCTCGCCAGTGGAGTTGCTCCAGGGTCAGGCCGTAGAGCTTTATCAGGCGAAGGGCTTCGCTCTCAACCTGGCGCATGGTCTCGCGGTCGGTCACGGGGCGGTTGATCTGCAGCCAGAACTCCCGGCGCTGTTCGTCGGTATCGAACGGGCGGGTGTAGATCTCATGGGCGAACCAGGGGATGAAGACGAGGACCCAATCCGTCTTTGGGTTCTTCCAGGCGTAGGTAATGCCGTCCTCGGAGTAGTACGGGTGCCTGCCTTCCTGGTAGGCGTCGAAGACATCGCGTTGAAAGCGGTTGCCGAACCCGTTGCCGGTGCTCTCCAGGTAAACCTCGGTATCCTTGGGGTCGGAGATGCAGGACATCAGGCCGTCGAGCAGGTCGTCGGGGTTGCCGTCCCAGAAAGCCACCTCGGAGCCGTGAAGGAAATGCACGCCCTGGGAGCGGCCGGCGCTCGTCGTCTTTGCGCTGGCAAGGGAGTACTCGCTCTTGAGCCCTGTGCCCTCTTTCGTGTCGAAGAGGAGTTCTTTCTTCGAGCTGTATTTGGTCTTGGGCTTGAGGGGGTTTTGCTCGTGGAACAGGCGGGCCATGCTGAACAGGGTGTCGGTTGAGTCTTCCTCGTGGGCTACGATGAAGGCGTTGACATTGAAGTTGAGCGATGTTTTCCAGTATCCTCTGCCCTCGATGTAGGTTGATCCCCCGAACCTCCTGGCCTTGTCGAGGATGATCCTGACGTAGCCGATCTCGGATCTCTGCTTCTCCACGACGGCGTCAAGGATGCGCTGTGGGCGGTTGAGGTTGAATGGCAGGATGCGCTTTGTGGTGTGATCCCTGACAAACAGGCAGGCGGCCGCAAACTCGCGGAAATTAGCGCGTAGGGATGCAACCTTTGCCTCCATCCACTCACTCATTCTTGCCGTCCAGCTTGCGTAGGATGTCCTCGATGCCCTGGATGCCCAAGTCGATCTTCTGCACCTCGTCGCCCCGGAGTCTGCAGAGGTACTTCAGGGCGTCCATTTTGTCGTAAAGCTCGTATTCGGTGCTCTGGTCCAGGACCACATCGCCCTTGTCTCCCGGGGTGTTGAGTATTCGCCGCTTCTCCCGGATCTTCTTGATGGCTTTTCGTTTGCGCTTGGGGATTTCGTTGGATGGGATGGCCTGGACTTCCCCGCCCTCGGCCACGGTCACAAAGTCTGCAATGTCTGAAAAAGCGATCCCGCACAGCTCACGGGCTATCTTCGGGAACGTCCCGCCGGCCTTCTCAATGGCAACGAGTCGGCAGTTCTTTGCCTCTTGAGATGCCTGCTTTCCGGCCTGTGACCCGTTGCTTAATGACATAGTGGGTGCCCGGTAACATGACACTGACGGCTCAATGCTGGATTTGCTTGGGAACCCGTTGATGCTCCGGGCATCTAGGAAGGATTAGATAGGCAGGTTTGAAAAAAAGCTATAGGCGTCTAGCGTCATTTAGCGACATCTTGCGACATTGACTCGATTATGTCGTTTGTTCTGACGATCCAGTACTTGATTTCCTTTCGGGAAGCTCTCACGGAGCCACAGAAGAGACGGACGATAGGCATGTGCCCGTCTTTTTCCCAGCGCTGGGCTGTTTTAACGGAGACTTTTAGGTAAGCCGCGATTTCATCCCAGCCCACGAGCATGTCATCCATCATTTCCCCCTCCCCACACAGCAGATGATGAAGATTATCAGCATGGCCGCGATGAGGTAGATGTCGGCGGCGCCGGAGTCGATGAGGGCGAAG